GACTGCCGATACGCTTGTAAAGTCGTTATAGCTGTCTGCTGCTGTGTAGTAGATCGTACGGTCTTGAGCAATCCATACTCTGCCGCTAAACGATGCAATCGCAATACCAGGCTGGTTAATCACGGTTGCGGTAGCAGTAGCGCCAGAGCCAGAACCATTGTTAACCGTCACATAAAGCAGCGTGGCCGTACCATTAGTCTGAGAACCAGAAGTGTGAACAGGGGCTGTAGAACCTGTCGTTCCAGCGACAGTTACCATGTAGTAATTGCCACCAGACGATAGCAATGCGCCTAGTGCGACAGCAGTGCTACCTGCCCATGCTACTGAACCTTGTGAGCCGATATAAACGCTTGGCGCAGAGGTATAGCCCATACCGTATTCGGTAATGCTAATTGAAGTAACTGCTGAGCCACCAACCGTTGCAGTAGCAGTTGCCTGTATACCGCCAGTCTCATTGGGTGGGCCAATTAAAACGCTCGGCGGCGTGGCGTAACCTGTTCCTGCTGCGGTGATAGTGATGGTTGCGACCGAACCGACCCGAACGAGATTCGTCCCGTCGAATGTAGCGTATCCATAAGTTGAGTCAATGATAAGGATTCGCTCATTCTTCCATTGGGTGATCTGAGTCGTTGATCCACTGAATGTCGCGGATGCAGCAAGCGTTGATTTAACATTTGTCGAGAGATTGACATACTCAGCGCCTCCATTCGTGAAGAAAGCAAAGAGATACTCTGAACCACCAATGTTGCCTTGGCCCATGTAGTAGACGGTGCCACCCCATGTAATTGCGCCAACAGCCGTTTGCTTGCCAACCACCTTCAAATTGCCAAAACCAATGGGCATGACGTTCTCTAGCCATGCAAATTCAGTTTCTTGAATCGAAGTGCGGTTAGCCTTGGTATTAATACCCTTGAAGTCTTTGACAACCTGATACGACTTTTTCTGTTCAGTCGCGGCCATGATCAATAGGGTGTGCTATAGGGTGTCGGAAGTCGGCGTGTCATCGTCGAAGTCAGTGCTGCTCGCACTTTCTGATCGTATTGCGCCTTAAATATCTCTGCCTCACCATAACTTTGCTCTTTGTACTTAGCGGTATGCGCTGCGTAGTACGCAACAGGCGTGGTGTAAGGGTCAAGAATGGTTTCAACCGATGAGTTTGAAGTCAAAGGCAGTGGCAATACCACGGTATCGACTTCAATCACATAATTTTGATCGGGGATCGGGCCAAAAAAGATCGTTGATTGGCCGTAAAGACTAAATGCAACGGGTCTACCCGTATAGTTCTGCCAGAAACGCAACTGAGCGTTAAAGTCAGACCATGCCATGTAGCGCAGCGGGATGCGGGTGTTGCCCCAGTACAAGTTGATGTTCAAAACATCAATCGTACGAGTTGCTTCAGGCAATGCCGAGTAGTTAAGTGTCTCGACAGCATTGGTTGCTATCGATGACTGAAGCGTACGAAGGCAACCAGTATCACGAACGACGCGCTCACGCGCAGCGTTAATGTAGTCTGCTAACTCGGTATCTGTCCAAAAGTTACCAGCCGCATCGTGCAGAAGCCTTCTAACCTCTGTGATGTACCCAGAGTAAGTTGCCATTCAAACCTCATTGGCTAGAGGCCAAGGAGCTGGACTTTTGCCCCGCCTTTCCTTTCGGATGAGGAGGGGCTACTCGCTCCACCACCAGGGCTGACAAGTGGCTGGTAATTACTGGCTCGCGGCTGAATGAAAAGTTACCAAGACGCTTCATCGCAGCATCATAGTCCGTATTCATCTTCATCCAACCATGTCGAGCCAAATAAGGAATCTTGTTGTCATCGCCATATCCAAAGATGTGTTTTGCAACTTCTTCGGGTATCCCGATGCAGGTGTCAGGCGGGAACTCATACGGCTGACCATCGAAATGATCGATCAGTGCATGAGCGCCCTTATTGGTAACGTAAATCACGCTTGCAGTATATCGCCGTAAACGTACACATCAGCCGTTGCAGCCGCACCTTGTGCTGTCGTAAGCGACAAATAAAGGTTTGGTACAGACGACTTCACCGTAATGTTGATACTCGATGTTGTATTAAGCGTCAAATCAAGAAACAACGCAGAGCTTGTAAGTGTGGAGTAAGCCTGGGAAGACGCAACAACAGCAGAACCACCTTTGCTAGCAGCGGTATAAACGCCGCCAGCAGCCGTGGTCAGTGAAGTTGAAGCGTTCGTCACAACAATCCGACGCACAATGTACTTGGCTGGATTGCTAAAGATCGTGATCATTTGATCGGCAGTCGAATTCATGTTCGCGCCGACCAATGTCCCAAGCAGGATACCTCCGAACTGCTGAGGTAGCAGACTACCTACTTTGTTGGCATCCATGCTTTACTCCAATTAACTGTTGTAAGTGCCAGTAGCAGCAGCGCCACCATTGACCGTTAGGTAAGCAGCAGTCACAGTACCTGAAGTCGAAACGATTTTCACGTTCTGACCATCAGAAACAATCATGCCACCCGTATTAGCGGCAATCACATCAGCCCATGCAGAGCCGTTGTAAGCCTGAAACTTACAGTTGGCAACTGGATAGATGATGTAAAGACCAGCAGGAACCGTGTAATCGGTTCCGGCAGTTACTGACTGCGTTACATAGTCAAAATAAGCGCCGTCAGAGTTGGCTGCTAAGCCACTAACGATGATTTTATTAAGTGCAAGTGCCATTTTTTGCTCCTTACAGGGTCAACGAGTTGTAACCCGTTACCTTGGTCATGGCCTTTGGCTTTGTGCAAACCATTTCTGCAATGGTCAACACAGCGCCAACATAACCAATTTGCCAGTTAGGTAGCGTGGACTCAAAACCAGTGAACGCAAACTCAGCCTGCTCATGGATGTACATGCTCAGATAGTTGGTGTTCAGCAAGTACAAAGTACCTTCTGGACAGTACGGATCAGGATAGATCGGCACACCAGCAACCATCAATGCACGGAAGCCAGATGACGGGCCATCAGGACTGTTAGCAAAGTTGCTTCCAGGTGTGATCATGTAGGTTTCTTGGCCTACAAAGTCCTGTTGCAACAGCGTCCAAGTACCAAAGCCGCATACGCCAAACGTCGGGACTTCAGCCGAGTTCTTAACCGTGCCAGAGATGTACTGAAGCAAGTTCTGACGGGTCGGGTTAACCGAACCAGCAGCGTATTGCTTAGACTTCCACCAGGTGTAGGTCGAACGGTTGATGTTGCCGTAAGTTGCCGTACCCGTGCCATCATCCACAGCAGCAGGCAAGCCTGTGAACTGTTGCGTGTTGGTCGTGTTGGTGTAAAGCGAGGTTGCCATAGCGTCCATCATGACGTTGGTCGCATCGTTCATGCGAGCCTCAATCAAGGGGATCACTGCGTAGTCTTGCTGAACAGCACCTTCCATACCGAGGAACGGTACAGGTGCGATCATCAGCTTCAAGTTCCACTCTGCGTTATACGCACCCTGCTGAACAGCAGGCTGAGCAAACGAACCAGAGTAGTCTGACCACTGGGCGTTAACAAACTGAGAACCCTGAACTGGCACGGTGACGGACGACACACCGCCTGAAGCGGTCTGAGAGTTCGCCAGCAGTGCAGCAAGCAGGGGTGTTGAGTTGTAAAGCTGGACAACCAGTTTGGGAATGAACGCCCTACGGGTTACATAGGTAAGTTCATTAAACTGACTGGTGCCCGATGCTGGGAGAATACCACCACCGATAGCCATGTTGTGCTCCTAAGAAACAGCCCTTTAACCTAAACCAATGGGTCGTTGTCGGCTATTGCCGCGCAACTCATTGAACGCTTGTGCAGCCTGCTCTCGCGCAGCCGCCACCGGATTCTTCAAGAAATTCTGCACACCCATCTTGTTAATGATGGTTGAGCCATTAAATACCGGCGTTGGACGGTCGAGCTGCTTCTCTTGCATGATGTACTGAGCCGCAGTCTCATGGTTGTTGATACCTTTCTCAACCATGATTTTCTCGATCATCTTGATGTCGTCATCATTCTCCGCGAAGCCTTTCTCTTTGAGCGTGTTGCGACGACGGGATAACTCTTCCTTCGCCTCTTTCTCACGAAGTCTTGCTTCTAAAGCGGCAATTTTTGCCTCTTGCGCTGAAATAGCACGGTTTGTCTGTTCTTCGATCTCAATCTCAGGGACAGGCAAGTCGGGATGTGCAGTTTTAGTGAGCTTCAAAAACTCCTTGCGAGTTTTCGGGTTTTCAGCCAACGCTTTTGCAAGCGCAGCCAGCTCATCTCTTGCATCGGAGGTTAATGATTCGAGAGACATCGTTCAGCCCTTCAAAAAAATTAGTAAACGCGCTTGGTGTCGCCAGGCTTGCTGAGCGTCATCTTGTTGCGCGAAACTTTGTTAGCACCCGTAAGTCCGCCGTACATGTCATAGCGGGGTGGGTTGTAGACCTGACCATTTTGCTGCTGGTTATCCAGAGGTTTGCGGATCGTGCCAGCGCGAGGCTTAAACAATTCCATCATAGGCTCCTAAATAGGGAGTGGGGGTTTTTCAGTACCAGGAACAGGTGACGCAGCCATCGAACGCATCTCAGCCGATGCGCCACCAGCTTGCGGCAATGTCTGGATCATTTGCATGATGTCAGCCGGTGCAAGTTCTTTTGCTTTGGCATCCATCTCGCCAAACGCTGAACCCAAACTACGGATGACATCGGTCAATGCTTTGGCTTCTTTTGAATCATCGGGAAACTTCTGCAAAGCACCCATCAACATGCCAAGGCCAAGCTGCACATCGATGCGGCCTTGCATCTCTTCACCCTTCTTGGGTTCAGGGGTGGACATGGGAGAAGCCATCGGAGGAGACTCTGCACCAGACAGCGCAGGCTTCTCTTCATCTTCCATCTCTTCGTCTTCTTTACCCTCGACTTCAACCTCGACCTTGGATTTCCCATTGCCGCGAATAAGTTTGAGGATTTCTTCCGTTGAAACAGCCATATTGGTTCCTTTCGGACGGTTTGTAAGCGTTTACTTACCGTCTGTCAAGTTTAACGGCGTGACGGACGGCTACGACGCAACATTTTTCGCTGAAACATCAGTATCTCCTTCCTTCACTACGGTATGCCGTACGGTTCATAGGGGCGCGTTGGTACTGCAAGCGCGGTGTTTTCGTCATTTGACGCAAATCAGTCTCCGTTACACGGGGTTGATCACCTTGTGAACGGTAGGAATTCTGTTGATTGCTCGATGATTCAGCGTTGTCGTTCATAAAGCCTCCGGTTGTGCCGCATCAGGTGGCGTTTGTTGGGCTTGCATCATCTGCGCAGCCTGTTGCGCCGCTTGCATCTTCTTCAAATCCTCTTTCAACTGCTGTTTCATGGGTGGTTCAAGGATGTCAATGAGTCTTTCCTTGGTAATCGCACCTCGATCAGCCAGTGCAAAGGCTAAAGCACGTAAATCTTCGGTAAAAATGGGCGAATTGCTGTGCGCATCGACTTTTACGACGAAATCATCGGTAAATTGGTCAGCAATGAACTTTTGGTCGTTCAAATCGGTGTAAGTACGGTCTGAATACACTCTCATGCACTTCAAATAGAGTGTTGCCATCTTTTCTAGCGCATCTTCAACAATTAACGCCCGTTTTTTAGCCCTTGAAGACCCTAAACGAGCTAATTGCGAGGCATGACCAGCACTTCTAACCCCAGATTCGCCTCTTCCTTGCAGCACATTGACAATGCCAGAGGCTTCTTCAAACATTTTGTCGATCTGATCAATCTCTCGGAACAGATCATTGGGGATAGACGGTGCCATTTGCTCGACTTTGGCATTAGGCATATCCGTTGTAAGCAGGCCAGCAGCACGATTAAGCGCAAAATTCTTCTCATCGAGCAGCCCCGTAAAGCCAATTAAGGCTGTAGGCGGTGCTACTTGCTTGGATAAGAGGTCAAGAATCTCTGCCATACGCTTATTTCGCATGTCTTGCAGGAAGACTAAGCGACCAACCTCTGAGATTCCCCAGTAATAATCGTATTGCGGGGTAGGGCAAATCTGCACAAAGGGCAATTCACCCTTCAAAAACATGCTTTCACCAGGTCTGTCGTAGATCACGACATTAGGATCGGCAATAGTGACGCACTGATAGTCATCGGTATCGTCATTCCAGACCCACAATTCCGTCATCTTGATAGTTTCTTCCATCACACGCGGCTTATAAGTCTGCATTCCAGCGATGTTCAGGTTCACATTACCGTACATCGTTGGGTCAGTGGCCGACAGAATCAGGCGTTGTATGCCATCAGGCACTTTGGATTGCTCTGATTGACCGATCTGAATGCGCTTAAAGATTTCATCTTTGTTGGGATGCGCATAGAGTCTTGCGTATAGCTCAGACGCTGTGATGTAGTAAATCTGAATGAGCGCTTCTTGCCTGTCGGTATAAGGCGTATCTTCACGCAACACACCCATCAAGCGTGGATCAACCATGTAAGGGTGCATTCCCTTCTTAGGAATGAGCTTGATAAAGGTTGAGTTGTAGCAAAGCGCCCAATTTAAGGCTTGTGCAAAGACTTGATCAGCGTTGCTGTTGAGCCACTCATCGTTAAGACCGCCCGTAAGCGCAGGAATCATCGCCTGATAGCTTGGCGAGATGGAAGCACCAAGCGTTAGCGAGAAGCGTGTCGTTTCTGCTGAGTAGAGAAACGATGAGAGTTGATCAATGTGAGGATAAATCTTGTTGTAGTAGGCAGGTGGTGCATCAATACCTGCCCCAAACAAGTAGTAAGAACGCAAAGAGTCGTACTCACCACCTCGATCTTCAATGCTGACAGAACACTTGTTTACAAGGTCGTTGTAAAACGCCTCTCTATCGCCAAGTCCTGTCGGTATTTTCATGATTGAATCTTCAAGTTTTCGTGATCATTTGTCACAATGCCTGGTTTAGGCGTTGCCAATCTTACTCCAGAGTTGCGAACCGCTGTCAACCCCCCAACTGTTTCATCCTTAATCGGGTTCAGATTGTAGTTGCTTACGTTCGTAGGACTACCCCATTGCACGGCAAACGGGTTTTGCGCCATTTGTTTTTGTTTAGCATTCAAAAGTGCATGAGGTTGTGCTTCACCTTCACGCACCGACTTGATGTCACTCATGCCGTAATCCTTGGCAAGCTCTCTCATCGTGGTATCAGCTTGCTTGGTGCTATCTGACTTTAACCCAACGGGTTGCAGAAACACCATTTGCACATCCGTGCAGCCAGCAGGACAGACTCCTTCTCTTGACTCAAAGAAACCATGCACAGGGCACTTATAGTCATGAACAACGCTCATCGCTTTCCTTTCATTTGGGTTTGCAAGTCTTGGCGGCGGTAATCGTCAGCCCTGGGGCGCACGCCAATATCTAACTTAAAACCTGCCCCATCCCAAGCAATCAAAGAGCGCCTCACCATCGAAGGCTTTGGCTCCTCTCGATACTCCATGTAGCGTCTTAAGCCACGCTGCATGATGCGTATCTCGCCTGCTAGAACCTGCCCATAGGCTTTATTGACACGACGCTGCAAGCGCTCTGTCAACGGTTCTGACTTCCTTACAAAGACATCCATGAGATGTGATGGATGCGTACCGCAAAGTTCTGCAAACATAGCAATGGATATGCCTCGGTTCTTGTCTGCAAGAAACTTAGGCATCTCTTCCAATAACTGCGCCTTGGTTCGCATTACACGCCAATAGCTTTCAAGTAGTTATTGATTGACTTTTGCATCACAGGCTCATCACGCACTACCTCTTGCTCAGCACGTTTTGCCTTCGTGACCCGCAAGGCCATCAAGCGAGGCATCACTTGCTCAGCAAAAGCAACGGTTGCCAGTGCTGTTGCAATCACACGATCATCTTTATTCCTGCCATGTGCAGCAATCCCACCCATATCTCGAATCACAGACTTCATTTCTTCAAGCAATTCCATCGAACGTACGGTCAACATGCCACGTTCAAAGTAATCCTTGAAGTAATTCATCATCCGTTCTTTGGATGAATGCGTGGTGAGGTAGCCAATGGAGTTGGATAAACCACCTAACGAGTCATTACGCCGCCAGAGATAGTGCGACATGTGTCCCAAGACATCCATTAAGCCTCTAGCCTTTTGAGCATCATAGGTCTGTGCTTGGCGCTTAAGGTTACGCATCTCATTGATGACAGCCTGACCTGGCCCATTGACTTCCAGGTTGAGTGTGGAGTTCTTATAAGCTCCTGCCAGATAGCAAATCACCCAGGCAAATTGATA